GGAGGGCTATGCCGTTAACCACTTCCTGAGCGACACGGATGCGTTTTTCATTATGACGGATGCCCCGAACGGCCTGAAAGGGTTTAACCGGACGGCTGTGCGGACTTCCATGGAAGGCGACTTCGACACTGGTAACGTGCGGTATAAGGCTCGCGAACGCTATGCGTTTGGCTGGTCGGATCCTCGCGGCATCTTCGGTTCACCCGGAGCGGCGTAAGAAAAGGGGGAGAGGAAACTCTCCCCCATTTTCTGGGAATCATAGCCCTAGCGACTGTCCCAGCAGACGCTTACGAAGACTCTAGGGCATATCTCTCGTAAGGAGAAAACAGATGGCTAATACGACTTTTAACGGTCCCGTCCGTTCAGAAAACGGCTTTGAACAGATCTCTGTTGCTTCGGGAACAGGCACGGCTACCACCAATCTTGACATTGATAGCAGTGGTAATCTTACTACCACGGGATATGTCTCCGCATATGACAATGTAGTTTCGATCACAGCCGCCACGTATGATGTTGAATCAACCCAGTCTGGCGCGGTTTTCGCTCTCAACCGTGCGGCAGGTATTGTTGTTACGCTCCCAACAGCGGCAGCAGGGCTTCACTACACCTTTATTGTAGGGACCACCTTCACCGGGGTGGGTCAGATCAATACAGACAACACCAGTGATCTTTATTCTGGTTTTGCGCAGCTTTTTGATCCAGCAACGGCTGGGGACACCAACACCTTTATCCCCGATGCAAGCAACGATGACACCATTGATCTTGGCACCGCGGCACAAGGCTGGTTGGTCGGCGGAATTATCCGTTTGAAGGCCACCACGGCTGCCGTGTGGCATTGCGAAGCCTTCCTCCACGGTGACGGCACCTTAGCCACCCCGTTTGAATAAGTAATATTGGGGGGGCCTATCCCCCCCAATTTTTAAAGGAGGTTTAAATGGCGGATGCTGTAACGGCTACCATAGTACAGGACGGCCCTAGAAAGGCAGTTATTTACTGTACGAACACAAGCGACGGAACAGGTGAAGCTGCGGTTGTCAAAGTAGACGTGTCTGCGCTTGCGTCCCTGCAAGACGGGACGGCCTGCACCGGGGTTCGTATTGAGAAGATCACGTTTACCAATGTCGGGATGGGGGCCAAACTTCTCTGGGACGCTTCCACGGATGTTATTGCGGCGGAACTTCCGGCGGATTACTCAGATACCCTAGACTATTCCGACATGAGCGGTCTTCCCAATGCTGCGGCCTCTGGTGGTAAGACGGGAGACATTCAGCTTACAACCGTAGGACACGGCAGTGGGGACACGTATTCAATCGTGCTGTACTGTTTAAAAGACTACTCGTAAGGCCTTGGAGGGTGTCAGAGGACCTGGGGCGCAAAAATGAGTTGGAGATCCTTGAGCTTCGTGGAGACCTAAAGCTGCTGAATCAGAAGCTGGATACCATAAAAACCAACGACCTGTACCATATACAGAAGTCGTTGGATGGGTCTCAGAGGGTCATGTGGGCCGTGGGGTTGATGGTCTTAGGGCACTTAGGGGTTGCGGTAAAGAGCGCCCTTTGGGGCTAACATGAAAGGTTTCTCATACTATGGCTGTCTCCGGGTCTAAGGATTTTGAGCCTAATGTGGCCGACTACGTCGAGGAAGCCTTTGAACGTTGCGGCCTTGAGTTTCGTACTGGGTACGACGCCGTAACTGCTCGCCGGTCCATGAATTTCTTGTTTGCAGATTGGGCTAATCGCGGCCTTAACCGATGGACTATTAACCAAGTCAGCCAGACCGTTGCGGCTGGTATTTCGTCGTATCCCGCAGGAACCATAACAGCCACTGTTGGGTCTTCCGCAAGCTTGTCCCTTGGGGAGACAATAACGGGCGCGACCAGCGCTGTTACTGCCGCCGTCATAACAAAGCCGAGCGCCACGACGGTAACTCTGACCGTGCCCTCTGGTACGTTTACGTCCGGGGAGACGATAACAGGGGGGACCAGCTTGGCTAGCACCACGATCAGTGCAAGTCCCAGCCTTGATGACGTTCAATCTACTATTGATGTTTTGTCCGCCGTGGTTCGCCGCAGCGGGTCCGATGTTTCTATTAGCCGGGTCAGTCGGGATGATTATCTAAGCATCCCCACCAAGTCGTCAACGGGCAGGCCGATACAGTTCTACGTAGATCGACAGATAACGCCGGTTCTTAAAGTGTGGCTCACCCCTGAGAATAGTACGGACATTATAATCTACGACCGCCTTGTCCGAATAGACGATGCGGATTCGTCAATAAACACCGTTGAGGTCCCCTTTAGGTTCTACCCCTGTCTGGCCGCGGGGCTTGCGTACTATATCTCGATGAAAAGAGCCCCCGATAGGATGCAGTTCCTGAAGGCCGTTTATGAGGAGGAGTTCCTCAGAGCCGCCGAGGAAGACAGGGATCGCGCAAGCTTTAGTGTTGTTCCAGCGTACAGTTATCTTAGTGGAACGTCGTAATGGCGCGCTTTGCTTCAAATAAGCGCGCTTTAGGAATATCGGACCGTTCCGGCGCGGCGTATCGTTTGAAGGACATGCGTAAAGAGTGGACCGGATTGCTCGTCGGCAAGGACGAATGGGAATCAAAGCAGCCCCAGTTGACGGTCCTGAAAACGCCTGCGGATCCGCAAGCCCTGCGTAACCCACGGCCTGACAGGACGGAACCGGCAGTTACCGTTCTTCTTCCCTTTGACGCTTTTCGTTCGGGAAGTAGCGGATCTGCGACCATAACAGTTACGGAACCGGGGCACGGAAGGAGCACGGACGATACGGTTCGGTTCCGCGATGTAGACCCCTTCGACGGGTTCTCCTCGGCAACCATCGAAAGTTCTGCCGGATATTCTATAACTAAAGTTGATGATAATAGTTACACGTTTAGCGCCAGCAGTGGAACCGCGACAACGGGTGATGTAGAAGGGGGCGGTGGAGTCTCATCTGCGGGCCCCGTAACCGTGAGCGCATAAAATGGCATATACTTATACGACCCTCAAGACAGCGATACAGGACTACGTGCAGAGCACGGAGACCACTTTTGTCAGCCAGTTGGCGCGTTTCATTCTGAATGCAGAAGAACGCATTCTGAAGGAGTGCCAGCTTGACGTTTTCCGCAAGTCTGCGCAGGGCACGGTGTCTTCCGGCAACGCCTTTCTTGCAAAACCGAGTGACTTTCTGGCTCAGAACTCGTTGAGCGTCATCAATGGGTCCAGCAAAGAGTTCTTGCTGTATAAACAAGTCACCATGTTGCAGGACTACACGCCCAACCCCTCAACCACGGGGGTTCCGGAGTATTACGCAGACTGGGATGAAGCCACCTTCTTATTGGCTCCCACTCCGGATTCCGGCTACACAATTGAGCTTCATTACTTTTATCGTCCTCAATCGATCACTGTGTCCTCTGACGGGACAAGCTGGTTGGGCACAAATGCGGAATTAGCCTTGTTGTACGGGGCGCTGGTCGAGGCATATACGTTCCTGAAGGGCGAGGGAGACCTTTTGACTTTATATGATAAGCGCTTTCAAGAATCCCTTCAGTGGATGAAGAATCTGGGCGAAGGCCTCCAGACCCGCGATCAGTACCGGTACGACCGTATACGCAGGGAGGCTCAGTGATGCCTGACGGTTTGGCAACCAGCGAGATGGGTAATGCTTTTGTCTTTACCTCCAATAACGGAGGCCACTCCCCGGAGCAGGTGGCCGAGATGGCTTTAAACAAGATAATGGCCGTTTCAGACACCGCCCCGCCTGTCATACGAGATCAGGCATTTGCACATAGAGAACGCCTCAAAGAAGTGCTAGTATTCTACATGAACAAGATGGCGCGGAGCGAGAGAACTACAATCTGGGCCTTGATGAAGCAGAACGGGCATGATGACATGGCCGAGATCATAAGGAGACTGTAATGGCTATAGGAACTTCCGCAATCTGCGGGTCTTACAAGAAAGAAATCAACGCCGGAATCCATTTCTGGACCACCCATTCCCGAGGTGACGGAACTTCTATTGCTGCCGACACCTTTAAGCTCGCTGTGTACACGAACTCTTCGGCCTTTGATGCGGATACAACGGGATACGCCACCACCGCTGAAGTAAGTGGCACCAACTACACTGCGGGCGGGGCGACTATAGCCAGCGCAACGATAGGGCTTGCTGACAACAGCAGTGCTGTCCCCACGGCGTTTATTGACATGGCTGACATTACTTTTAGCAGCGCGACTATCACCAGTGCTCGCGGCGCTCTTATCTATAATTCGACGCTGGCGAATGCGGGGACCGCGGGGACCACCACACACGCGGCCAAACCCGCTGTTTGCGTGATTAATTTTGGCGGGGATAGCTCCTCAACTGCGGGAGATTTTACGATTACAATGCCTACAAACGACGCTAACAGTGCGCTAATCCGGATTGCGTAATGGCTTCAATTACCGGCTGGGGTAGAGGGGATTGGAACGAGGGGGCTTGGAATAGTCCTCTTTCCGTTTCAATTACGGGTGTTTCGGCGGCCACCGCAGCGGGAAGTGTAGAAGCTAAGATAGGCGTTACACTTACGGGTGTTTCGGCGGCCACCGCAACAGGCAGTGCGACAGTTACGGGCGCTGCCAATATTACACTTACGGGTGTTTCGGCGGCCACCGCAACAGGCAGTGCGACAGTTACGGGCGC